GGGAAAAAGTTGTTAACTCAAATATATGTGGTGTAGTTAGAGGCATAAGAGCGTGGGTATCGAATGCTGGAGTACGTTTCGTAGCTTTGGGAACAGACAGAAAATTATATGTTTATTCTGAAGGTGTTTTTTTTGATATTACCCCATTACGCAGAGATAACTTAGGTCTTACTAATCCGTTTACCACTACTTCTGGTTCACCTACTGTTTCAGTAGCTGATAACAGTCACGGTTTCGTGGTTGGTGATTTTGTCATATTTAAAAACTTTTCAGCTGTTGGTGGCCTTGATATGAATAATGAGTTTGAGGTAACTACTGTTACTAATAGTAATGTGTTTACTGTTACTCATACTTCTAATGCTACCGGTTCAGTATCTGGCGGTGGTGGTTCCGGCAATTTAGATGCTTTGATTTCGGTAGGTACTAATGTGTCTACCTTTGGTTTTGGTTGGGGTGTTGGTGCTTGGAATGGTAACAGACAATGGAATAAACCAAGCTCAACTTCTTCAGTAGCACTGGACGCTACTTACTGGTCATTAGATACATTTGGTGAAGATCTATTAGCGATTCGTAATAATGACAAATTATACAAATGGGATTTATCAGCGGGCACCGGAACGCGGGCCGCGGCTATTAGTGGTGCACCAAGCAGTAATAGATTTTTATTAGTATCTTCACCTGACAGACATATATTTTTATTTGGCACTGAAACTACTATTGGTAGCCCTAATACTCGTGATGATTTATTTTTAAGGTTTTCTTCGCAAGAAGATCCATCAACTTGGAATCCTATAAATGAGAATAGTGCAGGTACGTTTAGAATACAAGATGGTTCAAAAATTGTATCAGCAGTTAGGTCTAGGGGTTCTATTCTAGTGTGGACCGATACAGCATTACATTCATTAAATAATATTGGTCCGCCTTTTATTTTTGGTTTACAACAAGTGGGTGCTAACTGTGGTGCGGTATCACCTAACTGTGTGGTTGATGTTAATGGTGTAACTTTTTGGATGTCGCAAACAGCTTTCTATACATTTGATGGTGCTATTAAAAAATTAGATTGTTCGGTACAAGATTTTGTATTTGATAATATTGATGGTGTTGCGCAAGGACAAGTAGCAGCAGCGGTTAATACCGACTTTAATGAAGTAACTTGGTTCTATCCAAGTAATGGTTCAACGTTTTTAGATAGATCGGTTACCTATAATTATTTAGAAAATATTTGGTATAATAATACAGGCTTTGCTAGAACTGCTTGGATTGATCGTGGAGTTTATAATAATCCTTACGCACCTAATTATGAACCAACGGCTTTACCAAACAACGAAACAATTATGGGTGTAACTGCTGGCTCAAGTGTATTGTATGCACATGAAGTAGGTAAAGATGATGATGGCGCGGCTATGACTTGCCAGATAACCTCTGGAGATTTTGATATTCAAGATGGTGAACAAGTTTTATTGTGTTCAAGAGTTATACCGGATTTTAAAGAATTAGTTGGTACTAATGATTTTAAAATAACTTTTGCTAATTACCCTGCAAGTACTAATACTAGAACGTTTACTTCTTCTGTTGCTCCAACCACTAAGTTTTTTTCAGTTAGAGGTCGAGGTCGACAAGCTAATATTCAAATATCAGCAGACGCTCTTAACGATGACTGGCGTTTTGGAACAGTACGATTAGATATAAAACCAGATGGTAGAAGATAATGGCTAGAATTAATATAACTAGATTACCACTACCTAGAGATGTTTTTGATCGACAACAGCAAGATATTTTAATTAGAGAATTAGAAAATATTATTGAACAATTAAACTTTACCTATCAACAAGATTTACGTGAAGAATTAACAGCAAGGACCTGGTTTTTATGAGTGATATATATAAAAATAGAAGTGTAGTACTTACCAACAATAACCAAACGACCGTATATACAGTACCCACTGCAAATGCTGATATTGTGCCAAAACAAAAGCCGGTGCAATCTTTAGTAAGTTCTATTAGAGCTTGTAATAAAAGTGGTGGTGCGTTAACATTAACTTTAGTTAATACCGATGCTAGCGTTGGTGCAGATGTAACTATAATTAATGCTTTATCTATTGCTAGTAATACTGCTATAGAATTATTGGAAAGACCTTTAGTATTGGAAAATAGTGATATTTTAAAAGCAACCTCTTCCGCTACAGGAATGGATATAATAGTATCAGTATTGGAGATATCTTAATGAAAAAAATACAAGATTCAGAAATTATTGGATACCAGACAATAGAGGGAAAACAAGTACCTATGCTGAAACCTGAAGTACATCATAGAATCTATTGCAAAAATTGTGAAAATGAGGTAGATTCAGACGAAGAAGCAACCGGTCTATGTAGCAATTGTGGCGAGCCTTGGGCAGTGCACAAAGCTAAAGATATACTGGTAAAAGTTGTTCAGATACCTTTAGGTTCTGGAACTGGCGAATAAACAAGATTAGCCATCTTGCAGGTTTTATATGGATGATGTTTTAGATATCATGGAGCTTTTTAAAAGTTCTTATCCTTCCTGGAAGGGCGAAAGTATCAAAGACATCTACTATCATATTTATCCTTCTATAGCTTTACAGCAATATAATGTTAATAAAGACGAAAACAATAATATTTACGGTTATACAAACTGGGCTTTATTAGATGAAAAAACAGAAGAAAAATATTTAAAAAACTATTCTCTTAATTTAGATGAATGGAAAACTGGAAACAAACTTTGGATTATAGATTCAATCTATACAAACGAACACAATAATATGAGATTTAACAAAACATTTTTTACACATTTATTCGGAGTTGGTCAGACAGTAAATTGGTTGCGTTTAGCACCCAATGGTTTATTACAAAAGACGTTTAAAGTAACTACAAAGGAGTCTTGGGTATAATGGGTTCAGTTAAGAAAAAAGTAAATAAGGTTTTTAATAAAGTTGCAGATAAGCTAATTCCCAAAGAGTTGGCTCCTATATTACCTTACGCTTCTATGCTTCTACCTTTTTTTGCTGGTCCGTTGGGTGGTATTATGAGTTCTACTATAGGACGTTACGCAGTACCACAACTACTGACAGCTTTGAGCACTGCAAAACAAACTGGTGAAGTTGATCCTATGCAGCAGCTTATTACTGCCGGTACCAGTTATTTAGCTGGAGGACCTAAAGTAGGGAACAGCTCACTTAACACAGCTGGAAATGCTGCTACTCCAATGGAAGCAGCTTATCTAAAAGCTAATCCAACGGCTGGTTTACCTCCTGCTGGTTCTATACCTCCAGGTGTTAACGCTGCTAATGTTCAAAATTTTGCAAACATAGACCCTGATGCATTAGCTAAGTTTGCAAAAACTTATAAACCAACTTTTGTAGAAGGTGCATCAAATTTTGGTCAAGGATTGCAAAGAGCAGCACAAGGTGATTTAGGTTTTGGCAAGCAAGCTCTTACGCTTGGTTCTTCTTTAGGTACAGGACTAACCGCTGATTTAGGTAATAAAGCAATTATAAAACAAAAAAATAAAGATAAGGAAAGAAGAGCAGGTATTAGTAATTATAGAGATGCTTCTAATGCCTTAGCTGATTATTATGCAAATATGGTAGGAGATTATGATAGAATGTATGGGGGGTTAGATTTTGGAAAAAGATTTCTTAATGATGGTGGTTCTGTTAAAGAACTTCCTAATGAAGGTTTAGAAGCCTTAAATAAAGTAGCACCAAAAGTTGTAGATAGAATGGGGTTTGAAGATGGGGGCACAGCAGTCTCACCTGAAAGGTTTAGAGAGTTAGTACAATTTGCCATAGAGGATGGTTACGGTATAGCAGAAGCATTTGAGTATGCTAGAAGAACCGCTGCTGGAGAAACACAATTAAATCAAGGTGGTCGTGTTGGTATGAATAGTGGAGGAGTTCCTCCAGAACTAATGGCATTAGAACAAAATGCCACAACCGAACCCAGCGCAGAGTTTTTAACGTTTATGGAGCGAATAAAGGAAGCTGCTTTGAAAGAAAGACCTACAGGAATTCCTGAAATTCCTGAAGGGATGCCTGAAGGGCTGATTCCTATGCTACCTAATTTTAAAAGTCCTGAAGAAGAACGTCGTAATGAAAAAGAAATGTTATTAA